CCAAATTTGGTAATATGTTCCAATCTCATGTCGTCTCCTTCCAATGAACCGATGAATTTGAGGGGACCGTCCGCCATTGGACTCATAAATATTTCTTTTGCGGGATTATATATAGAAATCATTCCTGTGTGATTACAAACCGCCAGATACGATTTATCTCCACGCTCCATCATTGATTCGCGTAAGAAATCGGTCATTCCATGAGAAATAACAGTATCGCGTTCCATTTCACCAATACGTAATCCACCACCGGCACGTTTACCAGAAGGTGGTTGTCTGTTTTTGAGTGTCATTTTACCCGTATCACGAGCATTAATTTTATCAATAACCATATGTTTCAAACGTTGATAATAAGTGGGACCTATAAATATTTTACTTGTAAGTTGCTTACCGTGGATTCCCGAATATAAAATCTCATTGCCATATTTTTCAAAATCATTATTTTCTAATACATTCGCAATTTCGTCAAAGTTAATATCTGTAAAGGGTGTCGCGTCAGCATAAAAACCTTGTAATGAACATACTTTTCCTGTAAAACTTTCGATAAATTGTCCAATTGTCATACGACTAGGGAACGCGTGTGGATTAATAATAATGTCAGGAACAATACCATCTTTAGTATAAGGCATATCCTTTTCTTCAAGAACCATACCAATTACACCTTTTTGTCCATGTCTCGAGGCAAATTTATCACCTAAAGATGGTTGACGTGTAGTTACAATACGAACTTTACATAAACGTTCTTTATCTTTGTTTGTATAATCGCAAAATACTTTATCAACGACACCATCACCATTTTTTTTAACAACTACGGAACTATCCATATTTTCATTTCCTGATGGGGTTTCAACAGATGTATATTTAGAGATTAAGACAGAATTTTCTCTAACATAAGAACCCTCTTTAATAATACCACTATCTTCTAAATTATTACGTGTATATTCATTACTTAATTTCACATCGTCAGTCATACCATTTGTAAAAATAATATCTTTTGTGCCTCCTTTATTATCCGTAATTTCTTTTCCTTCATATGATTTAAAATAACAAGAACGAAATAATCCACGTTGTAATGCACTTTTATTAAAAATAATGGAATCTTCTTGATTGTATCCAGAATAGCATCCTACCGCTACAATTGCATTCATACCGGTGGGCAAGTATTCCGACATAGAATATTTAGATAATTGAGTGTTAATAAGTGGTTTTTGTGGATAAAATAATACATGCGCAGATGTATCGAAGCGATTTCTAAAGTTAGATACATACATACCTACACTTTGTTTACTTTGTCCGGTTCCATACACATTACGAGGTGCTTGACTACGATTACAATATGGAATCGTAAATCCTAAAAATCCCATAATTAAACTTGGGTGCATTTCCATGTGTGAATACGATAAAGATGGGTCAATTTCTTCATATGTATTGGCAAGTAAATTGTGCATCATTTCATCTACATCTAAATATTCAATACAACCCATATTTTTTTGTAACATCTTTGGATCAAGATTTTTTATATCACTTGTTTTAGGATTAAATCGTTCACAATTATAGTAATCTAATGTACCATCTTTTAATGTGCTTCCTTGTATAAGAGAAAACCAATTTTTCTTATTTTCACGAATAGCTTCAAGTAATTTTTTATCAATAACAGGTTGATTATCTTCAAGAATATATAATGGTCTGGCACATCTTCCGCCGTCTGTTAATAAATGAATTTCGTGTTCTGCAATATTCCAAGAAATACTAGTAAAAATATTGATGAGAGCATTTCTACGATACAAGCGTAACAACGTAACAAATTCTTTAGGTTGATGATGAATACCAATCCATCTACCATTCACAAATACCTTTACTTTATACGCTATGTTTTTAGCGTGAAGAGAAGATATTGGTTGAACACCAAATTCATATGATAAATCAATAATAGGTTGAGCAGGACATCCGAATGTAACATGTCCCATTACAGAAAGATGCTTTTTTATACCAATATTACCACCATCGGGTGTTTCTACAGGACATATAATACCGAATTGTGTTGAATGTAATTTACGTTGTCCAATCATAATGTTGTCACCGATCGTATTGATACGACGAAGATGCGATAATGTTCCTAGAGATGATAAACGATTCATTTCTTGAATTAGACCGGATTTATTTAGAATTGTTCCTATCTTGAATGCTTTCATAAATTTTTGTTCGATTACCAGAGCATTGAATAGTTCAGTCTTTTTATCGTCACTGATAATATCTGCGTAATTTTCATTTTGATATTGCGTTTTATTAAATCTATATTTTGTTTCGACTGCAACACGTAAATCACGTTGAAATTGTTTGTAAGATTCACGAAATAAATTAGCGAGTAAAAAACCACTTAAGTCGACACGTTTAAAGGAAAATGAATCACGATCAGTTGGTTTTTCGATACCACATGTAACTAGCATTAATTTTTTTACGACATATCCTAGATACATTGCTTTTTCTCTGTAATCATTTCCTACATGAGGAAAACAGTCTGTTTGTATTAAACTCATAATATTAAGGCGACTTCCTGCGCGTTTTGCTAGAAATTCAATCGCAATATCTTGATCATAAATAGGACGTCCATCACGCAATGTTGGTTCAAGAAAATCAATTAAATATTTTGCTTGTTCTGTTTCAAATTCTAATAAAATCATCTCTAAAATTTCTTTATCAGATTGAAATCCTAATGCACGAAATAATGTGAATAAAGGGATTTGATAATTTAATAAAGGTAAACGAACAGTAATAATATTATTTGTATCAATATTAACTACAGTTGTTCTGGCAAAAGTAAATGAATTTTCTGGAACAGATTTAATTTGTGCTGAATATGTAAATTTTTCGTCATAACTCTTTACAATATATAACTTATTCTCAGCCTTACGTTCATGTGATACAATTACCTTTTCAGCACCATCAATGATGAAATATCCGCCTTGATCGTGTGGGCATTCACCCATTTGTTGTCTTAATGCGAAGGGTGTATCTTTTAACATACACGCTTTACTATGAAGCATAATAGGTATTTTACCAATACACGTCTTTTCAAATATCTTTGTTATTTCTTCTTCGTTTCCATCTTCATGTTTAATTTTAAATACAACTTCAATATCACAGAAAATATGAGAAGCATATGTTAGATTACGTAATCTAGCTTCATTCGGATACATTAATTTATTGGAAACACTATTATTTATATCTTTATGAACAATGGGTTTTCCTAGATATACTTTTGTACCGTCTCTGCCTCCATAGTAAATTTCGGTCGTATATTTATAACCAGCATCCTCTGGTAATTCCTCTTCATAAAGCATTTGAGGATTAAATTGTCGCAATGTTTGAGGAATCTTATTTTCTAAAAAATCATTAAAAGAGTCTAAATGGTGTCCCGTTAAATAATAAGGATTTGATTCAAAGTAATTATGAATAACTGACCATGAATCTTTATTATAATCAATTTCCGAATTACTCATACTCTCTTTTATATTATACTGAATGATAATATTCTTAAGTTCTGTCGTTCACAAAAAATTGATTGTTATATCTTATATATAAGAACATTACACTTATTACTTATACGAACAATATACTATGGGCAACTACCTTTCGGATAGTTCTTCTACGAAAACGTCTGAGAAGACAACGAACATGCAAACAAACCTAGAAACAAATCCGTCCAATACAATGCAGACTAGTACTATTCATGAATCACATTGTTACAATTGTAAAACAACAAAAGGTAGAGATAATACATCTTTGTATCCGTTTCATGTAAGGGGAGAAGTAGAGAAGCAATTGTTGTGTCTTGATTGTTATATGACTTTTAATCGGGAAAATAAGTTGTTTGTTCCAGATGAAATTAAAAAGGAGGAAGCATGCGAACTCTGTAAGAAGGTTAACGTTGAGTTATATACACGTGGAATGGTCCAGGCTCGTTTGTGTGGAGATTGTATTGATGGTTAAAATTTATTTTTAAAAAGAGACCAACTTTTATTGTGTATCCCTTGTAATAAAGACCTATCACAACCAACAATTTGTTCTGCATCTAATGTTAAAAAATCAAAATTATCAAATAAAATAGAGTGTGTTAACGATTTATTTGTAATTGTTTTTAAAGAATCCATTTTTTGTTTTAAATAAAATATTCTTGAATCTATATGCAAGTCTTGTCTTCTCTCATTTAATTGTATACCAATTACTTGTGTAATCTGTTTTTGTAAGTGTTCATATAGAATTTTATCAGTTTCTAATCGTTCATTCTCAAAAAATATGCCTAAATTGGGAAAATCTTGTTTAAAAAACTCTAGGATTTTTTGTGAAAATGAATAGAGAAATACTCCGTGAAGCCAGTCTTGTTTACCTATTTTTTTTGTTACTATTTTATTAACTTGTAATTTATTCATTTTTTCAATACGTAATCTATCATAAATCAATAATGTTTTTTCTTTACAACAGGATATAAAACATTCACGATGTTTTTTGGTAAATGTAGCAAAACAATCTGTATCAACAATTACCATAAAAAAATACTCACCGTATTCTGCAATTATTTTTAGAATACGAATTGCATCAAGACCAGAACAATCTAGGATAAGGTTGCTTTTCTTTTTAAATAATAAATTATAGCATTTTGTTACAGCAATATGCCTGTTTTGTATATCTTTTTTTCCAATTGTTCTATATTCAAAAGGTATTTTTTCATAGTAATTAATCTGTGTTAATTCCCAATCTAATTCATTTATAAATTTATGAGTATTTCCAAAGTCTAATAAATCATAAATATGGTATAAACTAGTATATATAGATTGATAATCTTGTATTTTAAAAGGAATCATATCAAATAAAATAAGTGTTTTATATTTTGATGGTTTTATTGGTGTAGATACAGAAAAATAAATATGTAAAGGGGTCTGTTCTTTTATTTCATGAATAGAAGTATATACTGGAAGTCCTAGTTCATATCCTAAAATACAATTAATCTTCGCACATTTTTTATCAGTTGATAGGATACAATTAAAAGAATAATATTTTAGTTGCTCTTTTACTGAATATATTAGACAACGCAATAAATAAGGATTTTGATAGAGTCGATTTGGTAATAACTCTAAAACAAAGTCTTTATTTTTATTTTTATGAAGAATACAACATTTATCTCTCCATAATAGATCATATAGTTGTAACTTTAGTTTTTCCATAATTACCTCTATGATAAATAATAAAAAATCTTTAAATTAGAACAATAAAGAAACAAAATAA